GGGAGCCTCCTTATCCTTCGGCGGTGCGGCTTTGTCTGCGGCCTGCTCCGGGGGCTTCTGTTCCGGCGTGGGCGGTTCGGTTTTCGCAGGTTCCTTGACGGGAGCCTGTTCCGGGGGCTTGCCCGGCCCGGTGTCCGGCACTGCCGTCTCCGGGACTTTTGTGGTTTTATCATCTGGCATACACGTTTACCTCCTGATTTTGAGCATGAAAAAAGGGGCCTGATTTTTCATCAGGCCCCGGTGGGGTAGTTCCTCCTTTCTTGCCAAGCTACAAAAATACCGCCCGTAGTCTCGTTTGGGCGGTATCTCTGCGTAAGATTGGCAGTCCATTGTTAATTTTTATAATGTTCCCTTTGTACACCGTTGCAATCGTATCAAAAGGAACAACATCATAAGAAATTACTCATTAAGAGCAGTCATCAGGATGTTGAAAAAGGAGGTCTTGTTGTGAAAAAAGTCGAGCGTTATTTTTACCCTGCTGTTTTCACCTACGAACCCGGCCAGGAAATCGCGATTGTTTTCCCTGATCTGGATGCGGCCACCAGCGGTGTAGATGATAACGACGCCCTGTTGTCTGCCCGTGAGCTGCTTGGCTGCGTCATGTTTGGACTTGAGGAAGATGGCGAAGAGATTCCTGTCCCCACTCCATTATCCAAAATCAATCTGCAGGAAAATGAACGTGCTGTTCTGGTCGATGTGTATATGCCGTCCATCCGGCAGGCGAAGGTAAATCGTTCTGTAAACCGTACGGTTACCCTTCCTGCCTGGCTGAATGCCGCCGCCCTGGAAAAAAACATCAATTTTTCCCAGGTTCTGCAGGACGCTCTCAAGCAGCAGCTCCATCTCAATTGATTTGCAATGAGAAAAAGCACAGGTTTTGTCCTGTGCTTTTTTCATGTTTGCAAGCCATTGTAGGAAGGGGTTGTTCGGCTGGATGGTCCCGCGCTTGGCTGCGGTTTTGATGCATAGCTGTTGACATAATCCATATAGGCACTGGAGGATATCGTCTCTGTTACAGTCGTTTTTAATCCATCTGCACTGGTGGCTGCTGTTTGTGAACTTCCCGATGTTGTGCTTTCCTGAGCTTTTCCCGCATCCTGACTGGACATCATGGAGGATGTGGATGCCTGCTGAGAGGAGAGAATCTGGATTTTTTTGAGGGTTATTGTAAACCCAAAACCATTGGCGTTGGATGCATCAAAATTCTGGCTCAGGTTTTGGATCACCAGCATATCGATACGCACAGTGCCCATATAGGTTAGAATATCCCCCTGCTGCCACATCTGTTCGAGTTTGCCGTAGGCCGATTGGGAAACTGCAACGCCTGTCAGCGTAAACTGCTGGGCATTCCGGAAAACGTGGTCATTGATATTAGACCCTCCCTCGACAGGGTTGTCCGTGATCGTGCTCGACCTTGTCAAAGATTCCTTCGTAATAATTCCAGCATCTGACCGAAAGCGGACTGTTCCACATTTCTGTCCCGTCAATGTATACAAAATTCATCCCCCTTTATGCATAGCCTGCCTGAAGCGCACGGTTCGCATAATCAGCTTCCTGCATTTCTTTGTACAGTTCTGGGAACAGCTCCCGGAGCTTTTCTTCTATCTTTTCAACCACACTCATATCCGCATCACTGGTAACCTGGATCACCACATTCGGAGAAAATGCCCAGGTACGATTATCATTAGCATTATTCGTCACAATACCATCAATAAGCTGTTCGCTGCGATCTGCCGGAATGATGGCTGTGCCTGATGGCAGGAGAGCCAGCTCGCCGCCTTCCTCATTCATGTAAGTAAGACCGCCCTCGAAACTATCAGTGCCCTTTGCATTGTGAGGAACATTGAATGATACCGCTACATTTGCACTGCTGTTAATTGACCTTAGACTGCTGATGATTGCCTGGGATCCCACGGCCGCTTCTTCTTGCATTTGCTTCCACAGCGCAGTTGATTTCTCTCCCATATGGCTGTAGGTCAGATCAGCCTGATCAGACAATGCCTTTAATCCCTTTGCAATTTCTTCCTGATCTGCTGCAATTTCTTCCTGCGTCTTTTGAGACCCCAGTGTCATCGCATCCTGCTGCTCTATAATCTCTTTGGAGCCACTAACGTCTGCTTTTGTTCCAATAGAGATTTCTGCATCTGGTATTTCACCAAGTTCTTTCATCGAGCTGCCAAGCTCATCCACCGCTTCCTTGCTTTCATCGGCGCCGCCAAAGAATCCACTGAAGAAATCAACTACATCGCCAATTCCGCCGGCTATGAAATTGATCATCTCTCCTAAGCCGGCTGCTATCGCCGATATCATCTCTCCAATAAACTCCAATGGTGGTTTGAGCAGATCGAGGAGCGGTGTAATTGCCTCCAGCAGCGTCACAATCGGTGGAAGGAGTGCTTCCGCAATCGACTGCAGAACCGGCATCAGAGGTTGAATCACATTTTCATTGAGCGATGACAGGATGCTGGTCAGCGGAGGCAGCAGAGAGGAACCAATGGTCCCGATAATTTCTGCAAATGGCGGAAGAATCGACTGTGCCAACTCACCGAAAACAGAAATGATCGGTGTTCCCGCTTCGAACAGGGTTCCGAGTACACTGGTCAGCGTCGGGATCAGTGTCTGACCCAAATCCAGTAGTACAGGGACCGCCTGCGAAAATCCATTGCTGAGGACGTCCACAAATCCCATGAGCATCGGCTCGATGGTCGGCCAGTTATCGAGGATAGTTCCAAACAGGTTTTCCATCACCGGTGCAAACTTCGAACCGGCATCCGCCATAAATTCATTCCAGATACCTTTTAGGCTTTTGGTGCTGTTGGTAAGTCCCCCCGTGTCTTTAATCGCTGCTTGTTGAATATTTCCGCTTTCCTGCAGCAGGGCATTCATACGGACCTGAGCCTGGGCCGCCTCATCCAGCTCTTCAATGTTGCTTCCAAGCCCCATTGCCATTGCCGTATTTTTGAGGATTGTATCATCGATGTGGATACCATACTCTTCCAGGGCCGCGCTGTTGCCGCTGATATAATCCTGGACTACCCCCAGTGCCTCTGTATCGTCCATTGAGAAAGCATTGCCAAAATCATATGCCAATGATGTTGTCGCCTTGGACAGCTCTGTGGCCGCCTCTCCGGTGATTCCCATCTCGCCGTACAGGGCCTTGTTCGATACCATGAAGCTCTCCACTTCTGATTTTGCCCTGTGGATGGAGCTGCCAAAATTCTCCGCCCACTGGGCATCCTCTTCTGTAAAGTTTGCGTCAAACTTTTTCCCTGTATTTTCAGCAACTCCGGCCAGCTCCAGCGCAGCGGCACCAAGCTCCTTGAGCATATCAATGCCGGCCTGGATTGCTTCAAATCCAACGAAGGCTCCAATAGCCCCTTTGATTGCATCCCCGATCTGGTTACCGGCGCTTTCTCCCTCATCTCCGGCATCGTCAAGCTTCTTCTCGGTATCCTCTGCGGCATCCTCTACCTTTCTGGTATCCTTCGCCGCATCAAGCATGGCCTTTCCCAACTTCGATTTAATGGTATCAATCGGGTGCTGCCATGCCTTTTGGTATTTTTTCAGTTTTTTATCACTGTCATCAAAAAAAGCCTTGGCCTGCTCTCCTGCGTAACCAAAGCTTGATCCAATGCCACTTTTAAAGGATTTCCAGAAACTTTCCCCAGATTTCAAAGAGGACCCCATTGATTCCTGAAAGCGCGCGCCCATCTCTTCGGTGGCACTGAGGACCTTTGTCTTGGCCTTTTCCGTTTCTTCACCGATGCCCTTGATTTTATCGGCAGCCCCATCTACTTCTTTTCCAAGACCTTCTGCAGAACCGGCAGCATCTTCCATTCCATCTGCGATGCCATCTCCTGCCTTCCGACCATCCTGTTCAACGCCACGGAGCTCATCGGCAACACTCCGCAGCTCTGCCGTAATGGACCCCAGCTTCTCGATACTGTCCTTCAAGCCAAAGTCGAGTCCAAACGTCATCGATCTTGCGTCGCTTATTGCCTCCGCCTCCAATCGTTATTAAAAAGCACTTTTGCTTCGACCGCCTCGGTGTACTCCTCAATGGTCATGGTTTTAAGCTCTGTATAGCTTATTCCCTGACCGGTATACACCATGATCCAAAATTCTTTATGCTTTCTCGCCCGCTGATTCGCCGTTCTCCTGTCGAGCAGGGCTTCTAAGAAATTTTTCGATTCTTGCGATCAGCTGTTCAACCGTCGCAATATCTCCCCTTTCCTCGAAATATTCCAGCCCCTTTTTATTCACTTCCATAGGCTCGACAACAACGCCCTTAATCATTTCATTCATGTACCCTGCGCTGTTTCGTTTGCCTGCAAGATAACGGTCATTGATGTTAAAATACCAGGTGATTGATACGCTCTGCAGAGTAAATTTCTGGCCATTGACTTCTACGGTTTCCCGTCTGTTCATCCTGTATTCCTCCTGATTATTTTAGATTTACAAATTATCCTTTGGGACAAAAATGGTGATGCTGGCAGACCCCAGTGCGTTGGTGCGGCCAACATCCGGCACCTTTGTGATCCGGCAATCCTCTGCACTGATATTGAGCGGGTCATACTGGTTCGCGTCGTTGACAACAACGCTGAGAGGCTGCCGCTGCACTGCCAGACGGCGGAGCATGGGCAGCTGCGGACTGGAAGCCATCAGGGTAAGTGTGAGGGTTCCCGTTTCATTTCTGTTCTCCACATACGCCACGTCTCCCTGGACGCCTACCTCCGGCGTGACAATATCGTTTGACCGCGTATAAGTAAAAACACCGGACGCATCAAATCCGGTGATGATTGTTCCGTTGATAATGACCGATACCTTATCAGGATCATAAGTATGAGTCATACTTCATTCCCTCCTATTCCGTCATGGTCGCTTTCAGGACGCCGCTGACTTTGACACGATGTACCGCACCCTCCAGCTGTGCCTGCCAGGTAATTTCCGGCATTTCCCTCGCCCTTGCCTGGTCGTCTGTGGCGTCCTCCCTGGTTGGCACAACCACCTCATACTGCCCTCTGTTGCTCTCCGGATCCGTCGCAATAATGCCCAACTCCACCGCCTCATTGAGGGCAGAAAAGACCGCGCTCGACACCTGTACAAATCCCTGATCGGTATACGGGATTTTGGGGCTGGAAAGCAGCAGGTCGTACAGGTTGTTGCGGATAGTAAGCGCAATATAGTCAGCGCCCATCTGGCTGTCGATCCACTCCCCGTCTGCGCAGACACCGTTTTTCATGTATTCCCGTTTATATTCAGCTGTCAGGAAATTGACGTTCGCTTCTTCCAGAGCCTCTCTTTCCGCTTCAGTCAGCGCCGGCAGGGTAATATCCTGGGGACGTTTAAATTTCCAGGTAACCGACTCTGGATAAAACGGGCCGACATTGCCCACCCAGGCAGCGGCAGCCTCCTCCTCATCCGGATGATAAACAATAATGCTGCGGCGGTTGGTGACCTCCAGCGTCTTGTTCGCTGTCTGTGCAAAATACAGCTTGCGGTGATCTTCCACACCCGCACCAAGCTCCGCTTCTGTTGGCTCGGTTGCCTCCGCCCACTCTGCCAAAGCTTTAATATACTCATCTTCCTTTTTGTCAGTCATAATGAGATACCAGTCATCGTCCTGCTGCTGCAGAGCTTTCAGGCTCTCAACCATAGCAGATGCACTCTCCGGCGCCTCCATGCCGACAATTTTGATTTTGCGGATCAGGCTGTCCGCCAGGGTGGTTTTCCCCTGGTCAAAAATGGCCTGCGCCATCTTCTCAACAATCTTGCCGGAATAGTCGGTGCTGATCTCTTCCAGCGACCGGTATTCCTTCACAGCCTTTTCGCCCTCGGTGCTGACAAGCAAAATATCAAGCCCCTGGGCCTCCTTCGGTTTATCGTCCAGGCGGACAACAACCACTACATCTTTTGGCATACTGTCACTCCTTTTTGATTACGACTGTTTTAATTTCCCCTACTGTCCTGCTGTCTACCCTACAATAGCGCAGCTGGACATCAAATCCATACTGGCGGGCCATCTGGTCAACCTCCAAAAAGGACCGGTTGCCGGAATCGCTGAGATCTACCACAACAAACCCCGCCGCATGGATTTCATCTTTTCCCGAATGAAGAAAAAAGCCTTGCATCCGTTCGCACAGTTCCATTGCCTCATCCTCGCCCTGGATATATGTATTCTCATCTTGCCAGCGGCTCCAACTGACTGCCGTGAAGGAAAGGGTCATGGTGGGATTAACCCGCCTGTGTTCCTGCACCCCGTCGAATCTGTAAGCACCCATTTCTCCGGTCGGCTGCATATCGGTCAGGATTGAGTAATAGACAAACGGCGCCTCTGGTTCCGGTTGTGTCTGGTCGCTCAGGACAACCGGACACCCCAAATACTGAGACAGCGCCGCTACCAGCATATTTCTTTTTTGGACTAGGCTCTCCGTGATCCACCCCTCCCCTTTGCTTCGACAATGTACCGCTTCATCGGGTGGATGCTGTTGTGTCCCAATTCCTGTGTAACCGTATAGGTCATGTCACTTTGCGGGTCATACACGCTCCCGCCCACTGTCAGAGCATAACCATTGGTGTATATTTTTTCGCTGTCCTTGGAGTATGTCCCTGTCGGTGTTCTCTGCAAATCTTTATCCGACACCGGCAGAACAACGCCCTGGAAGGCAATGCGTTCTTCTTTGGCGGGTGCCCACTGGCCGCCCGCCTGCTGGTCATATTGTCCGCCGGATTTAATCTGATACATCGTGTGCATCAGCGCCCTTGGGATTTGTGGATGTGGTAAGGTTGTAAAATTCATTCTGCATTCTCCTCTATCCAGTAAGTAATAGCACTGATGAGTTGGCCCGAATCAATCAAAGGCGTCGTCTTTTGGGGAGATGAACTTAATGTTATGGAACTTTTTGCCTTCAACATCCCCGAATGGATATATTCCACGATCATGCTGACTCCTGCATTTCCAATACGTTCTGCAGCTTCTCTGGTGCTGATCTGCCCCAGCAGTGCCATCTGTAAGGATTCTTCACAAACGGAAGCAAAATGATCCTTATTTTTATCGTAGGAGGCACGAATAAAGCTTCGTTCCGGTATTGTCACCTCGGGAATCAGCAAAAACAGGTACTTAATCTTCCTCTGTGCCTTCTTTTTGTACACCTTTTTGCTTTTCTTTTTATTTTTGCGGGTTTGCTGCTCGCTGCTATCCTCTGCCTGCTCCGCTTCCGATACTTTCCGTTCTTTGACAGATGCCTTTTTATCGGCATAAACGCACGCGAACAAGAATCCGTTCCTGCTCTTGATAAAAAAGATGCCCTGGAAGTCTTTGATTCTTTTGTCTTTAGCGTCTTTATGGATTGGTATCGTCAAATTCTTGTGATGGATGGCTTTTATGACCGCTCCATACTCGTGTACGCGGGCATAGGTAATCAGGTCTACTGGCGAGTCCTTAACCCCTTTTTGAAAAGCATTTGCTCCTGGCTCTCCGCCGATCCCGATATGGATCTTGACATGCTCGAAATACTCCAACACCTTTCGAATTCGTTCCAGCTCTTCCAGTGCGCCGCCGCTTACCTGCATACTCAGATCCTCCTGTAACGGTTAATCGTTGAAATCCAGCTGTCCTTTTGTGTCTTATCAAATGTCCAGGAAACGTCCGAAATAGAGAAGGCTGCAAGGCCCTGTGCGCCGTTTATGCGCAGTTGGTATTCCTTGTTCTACCATTTCCCAAACAAGGCTCTCCAGGTCAGCAGGAAGGGTACAGGGGCTATCTGCAGTTGCATCCTTTGGCAGGACATAACCTGCTGTATACTCCACCAGCAAATAGCGCTGCGGCGCCAGATAATCCCCGGACAGCCCGCCCGGATATCCCCGATAAGGCCACCCTTCTTCCCTGTAGAGCACCCCGATATCTCCCTTTTCGTCGAAATCATAGCTTTCCGGCGACAGCACCTTCCCGCTGCCAATCTCCGTTACGGATTGGACCGACACAATTGGATAGTGCTTGAGCACCAGCTCCTGAGAGCCGGTGCCTCGGCACTTCTGCCTGTAATCGTTCTTGCCAAGCTTCCGCTCGATCATGGTTTCCACCCAAGCGGACGCGGCGTTGATCAGCCGGATCAGCACATTATCCACCTGCGGATCCGATTCTTCCGTCGGTATTCCCATCATTTCCTTGACTGTCTCCAACGTTGTGAGGGCATTCGATGCTAATTGTGGGCTTAATATCCCTTCCATCCTGCTCACCTCTTTCTGCCTGATTTTTAGGTTGTGGACAGAATGCCTGCATTCCGGAGAGAGGTAAGCAGCGCGTTAAACTCCGCCTTGGTCGCATTGTCCCCAGCAGCATCGGCAACCGCAGCGGCCATCTTAACCGCCCCTATTGCCGAGGTAGTTGCTGCAGTCAGCGTCGCGTCCTTTCCTGCCGGTCCCTGGGGGCCCTGTTCTCCCGTATCGCCTTTGGGACCCTGGGCTCCTGTTTCGCCCTTTTCGCCCTGCGGTCCAGCAGGGCCTTGTTCTCCTGGATCACCCTTCGGGCCCTGGGCTCCTGTTTCGCCCTTTTCACCCTGTGGACCGGCGGGACCCTGTTCTCCTGGATCACCTTTTGGACCCTGGGCTCCTGTTTCGCCCTTTTCGCCTTGCGGTCCGGCAGGACCTTGTTCTCCCGTATCGCCTTTGGGGCCCTGTGGACCAACCTGTTCATTTTGGATTCCTTGTTCCATCTTATTGAGGCGCTCCGCCGTGATGACGTCGTTATTTTTCCAGGTGGTAGGCGTATACGACATACTGATTACTCCTCTCCTACTTTGGATTTTCCCACTACTGCCTCTCCTACTCTGGATGCAAAAGTTTCTGCAGCTGCCGGCGGCATAACATTGACCGGCACTTCTCTTGCATCTCCCAGAGCAACTGCGTAAACAGCAGTAGTCGGGCCTGTAATATTGACTTTGATATATCTCTTGCAGCCCACAAGGTCCAGATAAAACTGAACCAATGCAGCCCCTGATACAGATACATTTTTCTCTCCCAGCACGACAAAGTCGTCTGGAACAGCGACATAGCTTCCGCTTTCTTCGTCGCAATGGGTAACTTCAATTCTCCTGCTGTAATATTGGCTGCCACAATTGCAGAAAGGAATCCATCCCTGTCAATTGCTGTTCCAAGCGTATAAGGAATTACTTTTACATTTTCGAGCAATGCTCTTTTCATATCAATTCTCCTTTCAATTTATTTATATTGTATTGACAACATAAATAAATTTATATATAATATACTTATCGAAATAGAAATGAGGTGTTATAATGGCACAGACAAACATCAACATCCGTATGGATGAGCAGCTCAAAAAACAGTTCGACCATCTTTGCAATGAGTTGGGGATGAATATGACCACCGCCTTCAATATCTTTGCAAAAACGATGGTTCGCCAGCAGCGCATCCCCTTTGAGGTTTCTCTGGAGACGCCAAACGCGGAAACGCGGGAAGCAATCCAAGAAGTACAGAGAATGAAAGCTGACCCTAAACTTGGCAAATCCTATTCCGATGTCGATCAAATGATGGAGGACCTGCTTTCCAATGTATAATATAAAACCAACCTCAAAGTTTCAAAAAGATTTGAAACGGGTCTATAGGCGGGGTTATGATATTTCCCTGCTTTCTGAAATCATCAAAAAGTTGGCTGCTGGAGAAAACCTCCCTCCAAAAAACAAAGATCATGCCCTTACTGGAAATTATTCTGGCTGCCGTGAGTGTCACATTACTCCGGATTGGTTGCTGATTTATGAACTGGACGGTGATACCCTGTTTTTATATCTCACCCGCACCGGAACACACAGTGACCTGTTTTAAGACAATCCCCTCCGATTGATCCTTCTCTCGGAGGGGATATTTTTGCCTTAAATCGCCTTGATGTTTTTGACGTGCAGGAAGCTCTCCTTGTGACGCGCCGCAATATCGACATACATCAGCGCGCGGGTTGCCGCAAGGTTTTCCTCAAACGCATTGTGCTGAACGCCTGCTTCGTCTACCCAGGAGCCGTCCAGGGTGGTGTAGGTTTCAAGTCCCATCTGTTCGCCCACCAGCATATCGGACCAGTTGCCAAATCCCAACTCGGTCAGGCCATCATCCGTTGTGGCAATCTGGTTGGATACCTTGTAAGGGAAGCCCAGCAGCTTGCCGGCCGTCATTTCATCGCGGTAGATGTAAGCGCCGGTGGTGGTCTTCATGTTCATCAGGTAGCCTTCCAGCACAGAATTGAAGACCCATCCCAGTTTCTGGTCGTCAACATTCTTGGCCAGAACTTTAGAGCGGATATAGACCGGAAAATCGGCTGTAATCTTGCCGTTGGCGTCTGCCAGGTCCGTATTACCAATTGCTTTCGCGTCGATATGTTCAATTTCTTTGTCGGCAAAAATACCAAGAGGCTGGAATTCGCCGCCCTTGCCAAACATACCGCCAAAGTCGATACCGAGCTCCATGCGGCGGGTCAGGTCGTTGGCAAAGATCTGATCGGCGGAATAGCTGGTGCTGATCAGCAACTCTCTGGTCTGCGGTACAATCGCTTCCAGGCGCTTGCTGGACAGGCGGATATTACCAAAGCTCGGCTGCGACTTTGCAATCTTGCGCTGCTCACCGCCCCAGGTCGCGCGTGCGCCGCCAGTCATTTTGGGGATGTTGAGGTTACCGGACGGCATCGGTACTTTCTGGGCGCCCAGCTCAAAGATAACAGTTTTGGCATACAGCATCTCGATAATCTGATCCAGATATACTTCCGGGATCAGATAACCGCCCGCTGCCGGGTTGGTTGCCGCCAGCGCCTTAAACTCACGGGCCATATCGTTATCGTCATATTTCTTGCTTGCATAAAATGCCGCTGCATCCGGATCGTGCCGGCCGAAGACATCATAGCACTTGATGGCGCGGGCCAGCTGGACTTGCGGCGGAATCGCTTTTTTCTGTTTCACCTTCTCACCTCTTGACAGAAAAATATCGCTGTACTTTTTCTGGGTCGGAACCTTCGCAGGAGCTGCTTTTTTGCCAGAAGGGGCTGCTTTCTTTTTGGGCTGCTCCTCAGGATCGTCGCCTTCTTTCCCCTCTTCCGGATCTTCTCCTTCTTTGCCCTCCTCCGGGTCATCGCACGCTTTCCCCTCTTCCGGGTCATCACTCGATTTTGCAGCGTCGAGGATCTCGCCAACCGCTTCCATAATCTCCTCGCCAGTCAGCTCTCCGACCTCTTCTCCGGCCTCCTTGCGGGATTTGCGCTTCTCCTCTACAAGCTCCAGTGCCTGTGCGATCACGTCCTCCAGGTCGCCCACCGTGCTGTCCTGGGTAGGGGCTTCCCCATCCATCGATTTAATGGCGGATGCAACCTCCGAGCGAATCATCTCCTTGAGTTCCTGTAAACCCATTTTGTAAGATTTGCCTTTCAAACTCATCTTTTCTCCTCCTGTTACAATATCAGTTCTATCATTTTTTCCTCCGGATGATCGCCCGGAGGTTTTCCTTTTGGCGGCGTTTGTGCCGACTCCTTGATAATGGCATCTATGGTCTTAACAGCGTTCTTCAACGCTGTGCTTGCCTCCTGCAGCGTTTTCAAACGGGCCGCGCTGATCTTGCGCCCTTCTTTCTGCTCTCCCGCTACGTCGTCGAGCCAACCGCTCAGCAGCTCCAATGAATTCCGGCGTGATTTGTATCCATCAATGGTTGCCTTCTCATTCATCGCCCAGGTGACCACCGACACCTCCCAGAGGGTAACCTCTACCAGGTGGCGGTTGCCGTCATCGTCATAGGTGGCCTTGACCGTATCATATCCGATGGACAGTTCGTTCAGGACGCCGTCCTTCAGCAAAACCTTGACGTCCTTCCCCAGGCTGGTATCACTGATCCTGGCCTTGATATACAGGCCCTTGTCGTCTTCCCGCAATTCCAGTGGTTTTCCGACCGGCAGCAGTTGATCGTTGTGCAGGGCAAGGATTTTAATGCGATCAAAGTTTTCTTCCAGCGTTCTGGCAAATGCGCCCGGATCCAAAATATCCCCACCGGAATCAAGGTTACCGAAGACAGAGGCATATCCTTCAAAGATTCCCTGTTCCTCGTCCAGTACGTCCGCTTTAAAACGGATCTGTTTATATTCCAAAGTTCTCACCTCCTTACAGAGCATAAAAAAAGCAGGGTCTCCCCTGCATCCTCTATTAAAAATCACCTGCGACCATCCTGCAGCGGCAGTTAATGACCTCTTCCGGCTTGTTGACATTTGGGTCGCCCGGGAACATCAGGCCATTGGAAAACGGTTTATTGATGTCCTGCACTTCTCCATGCAGCTTCTTGTGGGAATCCCGAACTGCCCCATCACGGCTAGTCAACCACTTTTTGGTTTTGATCCCGCCCGCCTGCATTCCATCCATGTGTCCCTGCATCATGCTGGTGTGCGCCTCTGTCTGCGCAATCGTCCGTGCGCGGGCTGGCGTGCTCTGCATCAGGTTTTTGATCCCGTCTGCAATCTGCTGATAGGTTTCTCCCGTGTCGATGCCAGACGCCACAATCTGCCGGATTCCTTCTTTGGTTGTTTCGGTGATCCGTTTCACCCGCTGTGCGCCGCCGGTCCTGGCAAAGCGGTACAGCCTTTCCGCATTGACTGACATATGGTAAGCGTCATTTGCCATCTGGCAGCCGGACAAATAGGTCGATTGCCACAGAGGCGCAAAGAGCTGGCTCAGCTCCGCTACCCCCTTATCCCAGTCATATAATCCGTCGATAAATGAATCGATCTCTTCCTGGGTGCATCCATTTTCGATCATCTGCTCGAGCTGCTCGCGGATGTCGTCCTTCGCCTTGCTATCTCCTTCCAGTACAGCAAGGATTTCCTCGTTTTGTCGGGAAAAGAAGTGATTGGCTGCCCGCAGAAACTGCCGCTCATTTTTAAGCAGCTCCCTGTCAAAGCTCTTCATCAGCATCTTTGCCTGGTGGGAGATCGGCGCCGCTTTCATGGGTTCATCCATCGGCAGGTTGA